GGCGACTGAAGGCAGGTTCATCTTTAATTGATTCCGGCAACGTTGATGGAACCAATGCTCCAAACGATATTACAGGGATTGTTCGAGATGCTGGGTTAAATGGAGATATTGGCGCTTGGGAATATCGAATCACAACTGTTAAGTCTATCGGCACCAACGCTCGTGATTACTCGACGCTCCAAGCCTGGGAAGACGCCTGCCCATCTAATCTAGTGTCTAACCATGAAATTTGGAAAGGCGAGTGCTACAACGATAGCGAATTTACAGGTGGTCTTATTATCAGTGGACAAACCACCGACACCAACTGTTATCCATGGCTAACCGTTGCCAACGGGCATTCTTTTATCGATCACATCAACGCAGCGACCAATCCGCTACAATATGACCAAACTAAGGGAGTTGGGGTCTCTGCTAACCCAACTGAACTCCCATTAATTGACGTATACGCGCAGTACACTAGAATTGAAAGGTTACAAATAAAGCGTAGTGGATGGCAGTTTGGTCATCCACCTGTTAGGCTTAGGTCAGCTAATTATATTAATCAATGTGTGATTGAGAACTCTGTATCATCACCATCTGGTGGGTACACATTGTATCTAGATGAAGGAAGCAAGGCCGAAAATTGTTGTGTGATTGCAAGAGCTAATAATCAACATGGTATTGGACTTTTCTTCTCATCAATTGCGGATAGCTGTACGGTGGTGTGTGACAGCGCAGTAGGAGAAAGCGGTGGTACAGGTATAAACGATGTACACGGCAATGCTACTGCAAAGAACTGTGCGGTTTTTGGTTTTGCGACATCAGCTAGTGGTAGTTTTAATGCATCATCAGATTATAATGCCACCAATAAATCATCAGGCCTGCCTGGAAGTAATAGCCTCCATAACTTAGTATTTGCGGATCAGTTTGTTAACACGTCGAACGATTTTCGTCTTAAAACTGGTGCCGGGCTTATCAATGCAGGTAACACGACATTAACTACTGATATTATTGGCCAAGCTAGAAATGACCCAGATATTGGTTCTTGGGAGTATACTGCAGCTGGTGGCGGTGACGGTAATGCAAATCCTACTGGCACATCTGGAACAAGCGCAATAGGAAATGAAACTGCTTCTGGCTCAGCTAATATAAATGGAACAGGCGTTTCAGGTACTGGTTCAATTGGAAACGAAACTGCTTCTGTAAATCAAAATGTTAATGTTACTGGTATCTCTGGAACTGGTTCAATTGGTAATGAATCTACTTCTGGTTCAGCAAATTTAAATATTACAGGGATTTCTGCTACAGGAAGTATTGGATCAGAGACCACTTCAGGAAGTGCAGTTGTAAGCGAAACAGGTGTCTCGGGAACAGGTCAAGTTGGAACGGCTGTTGCTTCTAGTCAAGGATCAGGACAGGTCAATGCAACGGGTGTCTCGGGAACAGGTGAAATAGGAAATGAAACCGTTTCTGGTGGAGCTATCGTTGATGAAACCGGAGTTTCTGGGACAGGTGAAAGTGGTGTAGTAAATGCCTCTTCAGAAAATGTTACCACAGCTAACGCAACTGGCGTTTCTGGAAGTGGTTATGTAGGTATTGTAATTGTCTCTGCTGATTCTAAGGTAAGTATCACTGGAATTTCTGGTATCGGTTATGTTGGAAACATATTCAGTACCAATGCTCGCGGTGGTATTTCCAAAAAGCATAAGAGAAAGCAATATGTAATTGATGGAAAGATTTATCTATGGACTGATGCTGAGTACACTGAATACCAACGCAGGCAAGCAAACCAAAAGAAACCAAAGCCATTAGAATCTGCTAATGAGCCAGACGTTGAAATATCTCCTATAAATAAGATTGAGCCAATTCGAATAAAAACAGAACCGGCCCCATCTTCAGTGAAATCATTTCCAAAGTTCGAAGTGAACTATGACGAAGTATTACAGGCAATCAACGAACATGAACGACAAAAAGCCGTGAAAGCCTGGGAAGATTATTTGCGTTATGAGGATGAATTGTTATTACAGTTTTTATAGGAGAATAAATGGATCACGCAACAATACAACGAATTATTCAGACACGGCACGGAAGCCGCTGAACTACTCAAGAATCCAATTCTGAATGATGCTTTTGACGAAGTGGAGGCAGACCTGACAGAGACATGGAAAAACTCAACTTCAAAGGAAGACCGTGAGGAAACTTGGTTCAAGATCAATGTCCTGAAATCAGTGAAGCAGCAACTCTTAAGCAAGGTCGCTCACAAAATCACCGTCATTCATAACTATCAACTAGGAGTAGAGCAAGATGGCTAAGGCACGGACCAAAGAAAAGGATAACTGAAGAAGCGGCTCCAGCTACCATCAAATGGTCAACGGTGGTTGAACGATTGGCCGTTGCGCCGGTTTCCAACGACATCCCTGTGACCCGCATTAGCGGCAACATCACCGGAGCACCTGAAGTTTATTTGTTCAATGGCTCAGGCGCTTATGTGATGGTAAATGTGGATCAACCTTATGTTGAGATCACTTATTCAGATGGTCATAAAAAAGTGATTTAAATACTTGAAGAAAACAAAACAAGCACTATAAAAAACAATAGGAACATAAAAATGAATGATGAAACTATGGATTCAGATTACAACTCTGAGCAACCCGACAATTCTGAAGCTTCAATCATTGAAAAAATGACTGGTTTAATTCGGTGATAATTTCGAGACATTAACACCTGAAGAAATCACAACAGAAACATCTTCAGAGGCTGAAACTAAGGTTGAAGAAACCAAAGAAACTACAGATGCTTCCAATGAACAGACTTTTGATCAACCAAAATATAAAGTAAAGGTTGATGGTCAAGAAGTCGAAGTCACGCTCAACGAATTATTGAACGGTTATTCGCGCACAGCGGATTACACCAGAAAAACCCAAGAATTAGCTCAGCAGAGACAGGCTCTAACTGAAGAGCAGCGTGTCCAGCGCGAACAGTATGAGCGTGTCTTACCATCCTACATGGTTGCGATGGAGCAAGAATATGCTCAGATTCAGGCAACCGACTTAACCAAACTCGCCAAAGAAGATCCATACGAGTTCACCCAAGTCTTGGCTCGTAAGGCTGCGATTGAGCAGCAATACAACGAAGCCCAGAACGTTCTAAATCAGTTCCAACAGCAGAAGGCCGCTGAACAGACTGAATATCTTCAAGGCCAACTTCAGAAAGGATTTGAAGTTCTCAAACAAGCCATTCCTGATTACGGTCCAGCCGTCCAGAAAGAACTTGGCGCGTTTGCATTGAGCATTGGGTATTCACAGGAAGAAATTAATTCCATCTATGACCCAAGAGCGGTCATTGTGCTCTACAACGGTATGCAATACGCCAAGATGAGCAAACAGACCCAAGTTGCCGCGAAGAAAGTGGAAAAGGTTCCACCAAAGCTGGTCAACTCTGGAAACGGTAACAGTCAGGTGAATGATGATGTTTCTCGTTTGAAAGCGAAGGCTTTGAAGACTCAAAACGATCAAGATTTAGCAGCAGCTATAGCAGCGATGCTTTAACGATTTATGCCAGCTTGCCAATGAAAGGCACAGTGATCATGACTGTCTCCGGCTGGCTTTTTATTCAAATCAACTGAAAATTTTCAGTATAAATATATAAAAGATTGAAAAAGTAAGCCCAGTTACATGGACAACTGAAACGTCAATCGAAAGTTAACCCTGAGAACAAGGCAAGTCTCGGGGTGACTTAAAACCGAATTCAATATCAGGAACAAGCCACGGTAGCACTCCAATACGATCATTGAATGTAGGTCATTATTTGCCAAAATCATTTAATTACAAACATTCAATTTCAATACAAAGGAAATAAAACTATGGCTATACCTACTGGCACAGTCGTGTCATTCAATCAGATCGGTATTCGTGAAGATTTATCAGATCTAATTTCAAATATTTCTCCAACCGATACTCCTTTCCAGAAGATGTGTCGTAAACGGAAAGGCATCTAACACCTATGTTGAGTGGCAGACCGACGCATTAGATGCTGCTGCTAACAATAAGCAGGTTGAAGGTGATGTTGCTCCAGACGCAGTTTTCACACCAACTGTTCGTGTTGGCAACCGCACCCAAATCTCTTCAAAGACAATTTCCCTATCTGGTACTTCAACTGCCGTCGATAAGGCTGGTGCAAAGTCTGAATTAGCTCTTCAGCTAACTAAAAAGACCAAATCTTTAAAACGTGATATCGAAGTTGCATTAACCCAGAATACAACCGCTATTACTTCTGCTTCTGGTACTGCTCCACAGACTCGTGGTCTTGAAGGTTGGGTTGAGAAGGCCAACGTTTTAGGTACTGGTGCTACTCCTGGTGTTGCTCCTGTTGTTTCTACCAACACTGCTCCAACTGACGGTACTCAGGCTGCTTTCACCGAAACCATGCTCAAGAACTGTATTCAGGAAGTGTACACTAATGGTGGCGATCCAGACGTTCTAATGGTTGGTCCGCACAATCGTTCAGTGTTTTCTGGTTTCACAGCTGGCGCTACTCGTTATAACGACTCTTCAGACAAAACCTTAACAGCAACTGTTGACGTTTATGAAAGCGATTTCGGCACTCTAAAGGTCGTTACAAACCGTTTCCAACGTGATCGTACTGCTTTCGTTCTACAGAGCGATGGGTTTGAACTAGCTTGGTTACGTCCAATTTTCGTGAAAGACCTTGCTGAAACTGGTGACCATATCAGAAAGGAAATCATTGGCGAATATGCATTGAAAGTGGACAACACTGGTATGCATGGTGCGATCAGAGACTTAACAACCAGTTAATCTGATCATTTAACCTAATGAAATGGGCAGGCGGGACTTTCCTGCTTGCCCATTTTTCTTATCTGACAATCGAAAGGAGAAAACACATGGCTGTCAAATATCTTGAATCTGAATATGACCCACGTACCGGAGTCACTGAACATTACTATTATGATGATATGTCAGACACACTTTTCATTCAGTCAGTTGCAGACATCAGCAATTTGATTGCAAGTAATAAACGTGCTCAGAACGACCGGAACCAATGGATTTACCAAATCACGTGAACTCAGAAAGATTGCTTCACTCGATCACGCAACGATTCACATGCTTCTGAAAGATCACAACATTGATGTATTTTCAAGCGAACCAGATCAGCAAAAACGCCTGAAGAAATGGCTGCGTGAAAACCCTTACTTCACTACTTGCGATGGGAAATTCTAATGGCAATTCGGAACCTATTCACAATTACAGTCATCAATAGCGAACTTCTTACACCGAACAGACTTAGAAACCGTCATTCCTGATTTCATTGCGCTTGCCGAGACCAAATTCAACCGCAAATTTCGTGTCAGGGAGATGGAAACAGCTTACACCGCCACTTGCGTACCAGGGACAGCTGAAATTGTGCTCCCAAGCGATTATTTGTCACTCAAGAATATTCAAGTGCTGCGGATCACTTAACGTTGTCTTAACCCTACTGCCTGACAATATCCTTCTCGCTAACAGTGCTGATGGAGCAACGGGGCAACCTCAGTACTATCAAATTGAAGGTGGAAATCTGGTATTGAGCCCAGCACCTGACTCAGATTATTCCGTGAAGATGGTCTATCACGCCAAGATTCCGGCTCTTTCAGGATCGAATCCAACCAACTGGCTTTTAACCAAATATCCAGATCTTTATCTGTATGGTTCGTTGGTTGAGGCTGTGATCTACACGAATGATGTAGAACTATTACCTATCTGGCAATCAAAAGCGGATGCAGCGATTGAAGATGCGTGGCAGTCGTCGAATGCTGAATCATTTAGCGGTGGGCCACTCCGTTCGTATTCAAGTTACATCGTTTAAAGAGGAACAAAAATGGCCATAGAATCGGCAACGCACATTCACCAACTCAATCAGAGTTACCCTGACGGCACTGTAGATCAGATGGCAAGTGTTGATAATCACATTCGCCTAATCAAGTCAGTCTTATTAGCGACTTTTCCCAACATCACAGGGGATTTATCAGCAACTCAACACGACCTTTCTTCAGTCACTTATGTTGTAGATAGCAGCGTCAACGCAAATACAGTTACTGTTGCTCCTTCTCCAGCTTGGACCGCATACACAGCTGGCAAGGGATTAGTGGTCAAGTTGGCAAATACCAATACAGGCAGTTCAACAATCAACGTCAACCGGACTTGGAGCAGTCAACATCACCCGTAGTGATGGAGTTACCCTAGACGCTGAAGAATTAGCCGCTGGTGGGATTTACTATCTACGATACAACGGCACATCGTTCGTCATCATAGGTTCAGATAACAAGAATTCCCTTTATCTTGATCCCAAAGCGAATAAAACCGCTCATATCGACATCGGTTCAACAACAAACGCAACCAGCCCATACATCACCTTCCGTAGTTCAGCTTTGGCTGGCAGCTATGACGCGAAGATAACAGCCTCTGGCGGGAACGCCACGAATGGTCAAGGCACCGTCACAATTTCAGCAGGAAGTGTAGTGCTGCCAGCGACAACCACCGGAAATATCACGGCTGGAGATATCACTGCTTCCCGTAGTGCTACTGAAGGTCTGATTTTCCTTGGATCTGGTGGGACAAAGTATCTACATTTCAATGGAACCAACTATGTGATGCCTAGTGCCAGATTAGTTCTGAATGGTTCGTATGCAGACAACTTCGCTTCGGGAACCAGGATGGTGTTTGCTCAAGCTGCTGCTCCAACAAACTGGACTCAGGTTACAGACGATTCAGCCAACAACCGTATGCTTCGTGTTGTTAGCGGTGGTGGCGCCGGGATAGGAGGTTCTGATGATCCAACCTACAACAACAAGATTCCTGATCATACACACTATGTCAACCTTAATTCCGGTGGGCAATCGGCTGATCATAGCCATGGTGTTGGGACCTGGTATGCTAGCACTAATGTCAACTATGGTCACGTTTGTGCAGGTGGTCAAACTGGTGTTGGTACTGCTCAATCGAATGGTTCCAGTAATGACCACTACCACAATGTTCAAGGCTGGGCGAACTGGTTATCAGCAAGCAATCCAGGCGTTTCTGTAGGTGCATGGTCAGCTAGATATATCAACATGATCATCTGTCAGAAGAACTAACAGCCTGAATAAATCCAGAATTCCTGAAGACATCTAATCTTCAGGAATCTTAGATTAAGCAGCTGCCAGGAAAGTTAGGACAAATACACCCAGGAATATATTTGCTTCAGTATTATAAACTTTTGAATAAATCCATTTTTTCCTGGTAGAAATCAAAAGCCTCTTTATCATTCTCGGTAGGCTCATATTTGTCCAGGGGATTTTTGTAGTCAAGAAAATCATCCACGCAAGCAGAAAAATCAGTTGAGAACTGAAATCCACCAGGAAAACGTAATTTCCTAATATGCTGCATAAAAAGCTGTTTCTGTCCTTTATTCATACATCCCTCAAAATACCAATCACCTTTAACAGGATGAGGCTCTTTCAACTGAGATGGATCTTTTGAAAGATATGATTTGTCATCCTTTTTCCTGGGATTGCGTGTTGTAAGTTGCTGGAAAATACTATTGTAGTCTTCATCCTTGAAATGACTGGCAATCAGATTCAGGACAAAACATAAACGTTCGGTTTGGCTATTTCTTTTATCAAGATATTTGAATTTATGTTTATCTTTTGGAGCACTGTTCTTCCACAGGACAACCGTTGCTAAAATATCCAATTCTATTTTATTTGTTATCGGCACAGGAATTCCTCTCAAATAGGATTATTGAAGAAGGGTTTGAGGTCATTCGACCTTTATTTTAATAATAATAGAGAAGGTTCGCGAGATCCTAAAGGATCTTTATAAAATACAATAGAAGGGTCGCAAGGTCTGATAGGCTGTAGTCTCTATATATTAAAGGTCTAAAATAAAGTACTTATAAATTAATAACTTAGATAAAAATCTTTATCTTCAGTTATTCTATATTAAGGGTCTGAAATAAAGATTAATAAAATCAATGATTTAAGTAAAAATCTTTATCTTCAGGTCTCTTAATATTAAGGGTCTTAAAATAAATCTATTAAAAACAATAAGTTACTTAAAAGTCTTTATCTTCAGGAATCTCGCTGGCGGTGCCGTTACCAATCTTCAGTAACCTATCTGGCTTCGCCACTATTCCTTCACTACGACGTTCCGCCGCGCCCCGTCCTATAAGCCGTTTTAAGGCGACTTAAGCCCGTCTTAATACCTTCTATATCCTCGCCCCTAAAATCGTCTCAGTGCGCCTTAGAATCAGTCAGAGGTGTACTTTAAATACTATAAAAGACTAAATCTTCAGGGGAATAAAATGAGCGATATTAAAACAATTAGAACATGCCCATTCGGGCATACCTGCAAAAAGATAGTAGGTGATCATATTGAAGAGTGCGCTTGGCATACGACGCTGGAAGGAACCGATCCACAAACCCGGTGAGCCAATGAGGAATTCAGGTTGCGCTATGTCGTTTATTCCATTGCTTCTAATCCAGAACACCCAGACAGTTCATTCCGGTGTAGCCGCAACCGAGTCATTCAGGAACGAAATGGTGAAAGGGGCACAAACCTCAGCTGAAATCATGCTCACCGCACTAAATCACAGCTTACAAAACAACCGACAATTAACAAAGGACATCAACTGATATGTCGAACATCACAGAATTCAATAATGTTGGTGCAATTGGGTTTATAAAAGACACCCCGCCAGAAAAACTACCTGGAAATGCTGAAATATTTGCTTGGTCAGACGTGAACAACGTTCGAATGGTCAATGGTGATGTTGAAAAGTCTCTTGGTTACTCCACTATCTTCACACCTTCAGTGGCTCCTTGGTTCATCAATTACGTGAAATCTGGACAGAACAATTACTATGTGTATTTCAGTAACGCCAAGGCTTATGTTTATGATGGAACCACGAACTACAACATCACAAGGCAGACCGCTGGGGTTGACGTTGATTACACTGCGGACTCCGATTACATGTGGGATGCAACGTCCTTGAATAACATTCCGGTCTACAACAACCGGAATTGACGCACCTCAACAGTGGTCACCGATTTCGACAGGAACAAAGCTCACTGCTCTAACTGCGTGGCCAACCGGCTATAAAACCGCCATCATCCGATCTTTCAAGGTTTATCTCGTAGCGTTGGACATCACGGATAACGTTGGCGCTCGCAACTCGGCACTTGTGCGTTGGTCTGGCGCAGCTGATCCCGACTCCTTGCCATCGACTTGGGACTACACTGATCCCACCAACGATGCGGGTCAAATTCCTCTTTCAGATTCTCCAGGTGCGGTCATCGATGCTCTTGAACTAGGTGACAGCTTAATCATCTACAAACAACGTGCGACCTATCAGATGTCGTACATTGGTGGGAACGATATTTTTGGGTTCCAGAAGATATTTCCAACCACAGGAATGTTGGCTGCTCGATGTGGATGCGCTATCGACAATTACCATTTCGTGGTGACAACCGATGATGTGATTGTCCACGACCGGACATTCAATTCAATCGGTAATCGATGGTGCCAACCGTAAGTGGTTATTTGAAAATATCAATCCAAGCCGTTATACCCGAACCTTTGTAACACCACACTGTTCAAAGGACGAAGTTTGGATTTGTTTTCCATCGACTGAATCTGAACTCCCAAATAAGGTATTGATTTATAACTACAAGAAAAAGACCTGGAGTAGAAGGGATATTCCAACAATCCACTCCTTATGTGTGTCTCCGATTGTCGTGGGTGCTGGGGTAGCAATTGATACCTATACTGAGGTGATTGATAGTTATCAACAAATCATCGACTTTTCACCATTCAATAAAACCTCCTGGTCAATGTTGATTCCAGATACCTCAGCGTCGAAGGTTCAGTTGATGGATGCTCAAACCAACTTGGATGATGGAGCAGCAACAATCTCGTATGTCGAAAGGCAACGTTTACCACTTGAACCGTTTGAAGCGATTAAGACAGTGAAGCGTGTTTGGGTGAAGGTGAAATATCCAGGGAAGAACAGTACAACTACAAACACCGTTATCAATGTTTATGTTGGCTTTCAGATGAATAAGAACGATTCAGTAACATGGAATGGTCCATATCCGCTAGATATTGTGGTGAATAACAAAATCGATTGTTTTGTCACAGGACGATACATAAGTATTAAATTTCAGACCACAACTGACATGGACTGGGTTCTTCAGGGATTTGATCTTGAATATGATGTGCGCCGGACGTTGGTAGGAGGGATTTATGACTTACACACCAAAACCAACACCAACCAAATCACAGGAAATACCTGTTTATGTAAAACAAGAACTTTACAAAATTAGTGAAGCACTGAAAGCGATTGAAGCACGATTGCAGAGTATCGAAACGAGATTGACCAACGGTGGACTATAAACGAAATACACGCCGCAAGGCCCCTCAGAGCCTCACTGCGGGGTTTTTCTTGTAAAGATACCGAAGGGGTAGCGGGGTGCTTAAAATCTCGTTTAAATAGGATAAATGGAGCTAAATATGGACTTCACAATCGCAAACAATCTTGATTCATGGGATCACATCAAACCGCATATTCAGGGCATTATTGACAAACGGTGGACTTCATTACCGTCCTGAAGATGTGTATTCAGATATCAAAACAGGCCGATCAGCCCTGGTACTTGGTGAAGATAATGACTTTGGTGTGGCATATATTTGGGTTGATCCCGACACTTCAGAGCAATTCCTTCATATTTGGATTGCTTACGCTGATTCTGGTGATGCTTTTGAGAAATACTGGGAATCATGGATTGAATTGGCAAAGACATGTGAATGCACTGGAATTCGTTGGGAAAGTAATAGGGTGGGCTACATAAAGACACTCAAAAAGCTTCCAGGCGCAAAACTCTTCAAAGCTGAATACAGAGCATCAATCTAACAACAAGAGGACATTTTAAATGACCAAAACTTCAATTAAACATGGGAGGGTGTGCTAATGAGCATGGGACGGAGATGGAGGTAAAGAAAGCACTGGTGGCCAAAATTCTACTCAAACTTCACAAACCACGCCGTGGCAACCAATCAGTAGACCGTTAAAGAACATCGTCAATATTGGCGAATATCTACATGGTCTTGGTCCCACCCAATACACTCCTTTTCAAACAGTTGCTGACTTCAATCAAAATCAATTAGCAGCCCAAAAAGGCGTTGTTGATTACGTCAATAACCAAAACACAGCCAATTTTGTTAAGCAGGGACAAAATACCGTTTCAAATTTGATGAACGGTAGTCAGTTTGGTGTTCCTCAAGCCAATGCCTTAGTGAATCCTTTAATGGGTCAGCTAAGCAGCACAACGCTGAATGACCCCAATCATGCAATCAACCGCATGATGTACCAGGATGTCACCGATCCATTCCTTACATCGAACATAGCCGCTGCAAACCGTCAGATTGGCGAAGATTTTCAGCGCAACATCATCCCTGGTTTAAGACGTGGAGCGATTGCTAATGGGTCTTGGAATGGAACTCGAAGTGATTTGGCCCAAGGGATGGCTGCATCTGAGATAGGCAAACGCATGGCCGATATGACTGGCCAGATGTATTCGGATGCCTACAACACCCAAGAAGCGAATCGTTTGCAAGCCGCTGGTATGGCTCAGAACGATATCCAGAACCGCATGGGCTTGTCGAACAACTTCATTCAGGATGCTTGGAATAGGGCTCAATCAGGCCAACAGATAGGACTAGGTTCATTCAATAACATGCTGAATGCACCACTTGGTTTACTTGGAGCAGTTGCCGGTGTCGGTGATTCTCAGCAACAGCATACTCAGAACGTTCTCAACGATGCTCAAGCCCGTTGGGATTTCTTACAGAATGCAAATTGGGACAACGCTCAACGTTATGCAAACCTTTTGAATGGTGTTGGTGGACAATACAACTCGACATCTACAACTGGATCACAAGAAGGTTGGCAGCCAGGCATTCAAAAGAATCGTGCGGCTGGTGCATTAGGCGGTGCTGCTTCTGGTGCTGCGATGGGTGCCTCTGTTGGTGGTCCATATGGTGCCGTGATCGGTGGTGTCGCAGGTGGGCTCATGGGGGGATTATCATAATGGGATTATTACAGTACACACCAAATCCAGTCGAAGATAAGGCCAACACACAAACATATTGGGAGTTCCGTGGTGAACACCCAACAATGAAGAAGAAGTGGGCCAAGCAATATCACAGACAGGAATCGCTACAAAAGGAACAGGATTTTGTAGACCGTGAAAACGCACGAAATGCCTTCTATGGCTTAATGGGAAATATCGTTAACCAACCCAATGTAAACGATCATTCCGGTATTCAAGATCAATTCTCCTATATGGATCAATCGGACATCTATGGAAATAATCCTGCTCCAAAGGATTATAGGTACAAAGATACTGATATGACCTATCAAACCCAAGAGATGTTGAAGACCGCTGGCTTTGCTAATCCTGCTGACTTCTATAACTACAAAGCTCAAATGGAGGAATTACAACGATCACTCAAAGTTCCAACAGTGGGTGATTATTTCCGTGGTATGCCAGCAGCACAGCAACAAGCATTACTTGGGTCACAGAATCAACTCTCAGTAAACCCATTGACTAACATGTATCAAGGCGCAAATACACCTGAAGCTCAGCAGATGCAGAATCAGGCGAATGGATTCATTCAGAATTTGGCGAATATGTATACGAATGTAGCTCCAGCTGCGCCAGCAAATGTTGGTCAACCTAACGCTCCAGCGTATCAGTTACCAAATGTACCTGGGCTTGTGAGCCAACCTGCTGCACCTACACCAAACCCAAGCGACAAGAAGCTTTTGGGCCTGCTCAATCTCTACAAGTAAGAGGACACACTATGGATTTTTCAAGCTTATTTTCAGGCATGACAAATGCCCAAAACCTAGCGAATGCGGGTGGTCAAACAGCTTCCCAAATCGGCAGTCCAGATGCTGGGAGCATCAGTATGTCTCCTGATATCTGGTCAATGATCGGCAAACTTGGGGCTGGTATGTTAGCGAATTCAACAGCCAGAGGCCGCAAACCGGGGTTTGGTGAAGCCTTGGCAGGTGGGATGGCGAATGCTAGTGAAAGTATGGACCTAATGGCCAAGTACAAACATGATGAAGAGCTAAGAAAGCGCAAACTGGCTGAATATTCAAGACTATGGGAAACGATTAACCGGAACTGATACCGCTCCTTCAGTCACGCCTGTAGTATCTTCGGTTGGTAGTGGTCTACTCAGCTACACACCCGATTCTTTAAAAACAAATTTTAATGGTGAGGTTGGTTCAGAGGCTGGCCAATCTCCAGTGATCACAGCCCTAACTGAAGTTGCCGATACTGTTGCGACTGAGGCTCCACATCCGGCTTCTGGATTACTTACCAACACACCAGAAAACATTGATCGTCTTGGCGAATTGGTCGGTCAATCAAGGAAGATGATGCAGATGGGTCAGGCTCTGATGGCTCATCCTGATTATGCTGAGATGGGGGCTAATTTGATGGCTCGTGGTTTATCAAACATGAGCGACATTGAAGAAGCCAAGATTAGAGCAGAAGCCCGTAATAAAGAGCAGTACATCTTACAAAATGGGGTTGTATCTCAGCAGCCTATTAAAGATGGCGACACGATTATTGGCTATCAAGCTGTTGTTGTGGATAAGAATGATCCAACACGCATTCTCGACCGATTAGGTTCACCTATTCAGGCTCCAGAGTTCAAGGGTTATACCCAAAGAGCAATAGAGAATGAAAAAACCATCGGTGATAATGAACGTACGCGATTTAAAACCAAAATGAATATTTTTGAACACGATCAAAACGTTCAAACAGATGTTCAAAATGCCGCTGGTAAGGCTACTCAAACCGAACTTGGTAAAGGTCGTGGTGAGGCTGTAGTTAAGGCTAAGGACAAAATTCCATCTATTGAAAATGCGCTTTCTGATGTTAATGACGCTCTTTCATTATTGGATAACGGTTTGTCTACAGGCAAAATCGTGGGTGGTCAGGCAGGATCAATGTTAAGAACAGCTTGGGGTGATTCTGACTTTGAACGATTCGAAAGTACAACCAGACGCCTTGCACTGGCGAACCTAAAGGAACGTCTTGGTTCAGCTAACCTTTCGAATTCCGATGTTATCTACAACACAGCCGCAGAAGGAATTGGTGGTAATGTTTCAGTTGAGACTAATAAAGCAAGATTGTTAAAGATCAAGTCAGAACTTGAAAAAGCTCGTGGCAATGCTCTCACCACCGTTGGTTCTGATGGAATGAGTCAGCCACGTGGAGTTCAAAATACCGTCAAAGTAAATACAGGGAATTATTCAGTTGGAACAAGATTGAAATTAAGTAACGGTAAAGTTGGTGTTGTGGTAGCACCTGGAGAAATCAGATATGAGTAACCAATACATCGAACACATCAACGCGATGGAATCAAAATATCAGTTAAAACCTGGTGTTTTGAGGAAGTTGATTGAAGTAGAAAGCGGACGGAAATATTGACGCAGTTAGCCCAAAGGGAGCAATTGGGCTAACTCAACTAATGCTAGAGACGGCTAAAGAGCTTGGTGTTGATCCTAACGATCCATTTCAAAACATCGAAGGCGGGGCAAGATATCTAAGGCAAAATCTTGACAAATATGAAGGGAACTACGCCAAAGCCATAGCTTCCTACAATGCTGGGCCAAATCACCCAGCAATCGTCAAAGGTGACAGCCGATTCCTACCTGAAGAGACTCAGAGTTATCTTGGTAAATTTCGAGACTTCGTCATGTCATCGGCTCATGCAGATGAGTCTCCAAGCGAACAAGTCACCGTGCTTGGTCCAGCTGATGAACAACTCACTGTTCTCGGACCAGCTGATGACCCAATACCACGTTCTACCACAGGTGCAACCGGATCGTGGGCTGACAAACCGGCATCTTCAGAGAAGGTTGGAATGGATCAGACTGCCATTGATAAGGCTGCTCAAGGATTAACGTTTGGATTCGGTGACGAGATTCTTGGTGGCGTTCTTGGTGGCATCGACGCTGCTTTCACTCCATGGGAAGGTGACGAAAAGCTTTCAATCAAGGAGCGATACAACAAATATTACAAATCCTACCGAGATGCCCAGAGAGCACGATTGGAGGCTGAACAAAATCAACATCCGGTCGTTTCGACTGTCGCTGAAATCGCTGGAAGCGCAGCGGGTGGTACAGGTCTGGCGAAAGTAGCACCAAAGGTCTTCGCTGTTGGTTCAGACGCTGGTTACTTGAGAAACATCGCTTCAGCAGTAAAAGCTGGTGCGGCTCAAGGGGCTTTGTATGGGGCTGGTGAATCTAAAGCTGAAGACATTGATGGAGTCATTGCTGATGCCTTGTCTAGCGGATCTTCAAGCGCTTTGTTCGGTGGTGGTATGGCCGCAACTCTTGGTCCTGCGGTCAAAATAGGTGGAAAGGCTGTCGATTCAATCAGGGAATATACAAAGTTCAAACCTCAGATTGAAAAGAATATCGCCACGGCACAAAAGTTGGGCATTCCATATGCTCCTGTTGATGCCCTACCGTCATTACACAAACCAGGCGTTACTTTGGAGAACATCCCGTTTTCACCCATGACGGCTTACCGTGAAGCCCAGCAACAAGCATGGCAGAAGGCGATGGGATTGACTGATGAAGCATCGCAATTCGCAGATGACTTCAAGTTAGGTGAAAGAATTGAGACTCCAGGTCAGTCGATCAAGAACGAGTTCAACAAATTGCTTAAGGCAAGGAAAAAGGTTGCTAACGAGAATTACGGAACATTAGGGGACATGTTGGATTTGAGTAAAGCCGCAAATCCAGGTAGTGATATTGTGAACCTCAAATGGACAGCCGCTACTGCTAAGAAGTTATTTGATGAACATCAGGACATTTTTAGCGGTTTAAACCAAGATACTTTGAAAAGGCAATTACAAATTCTTGTTACGGGGCTTGACGATAATAAAGCGCAATTGTCTTTTGATCAGGTTCAGAAACTAAGAAGTAATCTCACAGACGCTATCTCAACTGCTTATAGATCAGGGAAGGGTGATAACGCGGTTAGAGTCTTGGGGGAAATTAAACGTGTTCTTGATGATGTGGATATTGAAAGCTGGGGCAATCTTCATAAGAGTCCAGCGGTCAGGGACCAATTCAAAACAGCAGTAAGTCAATGGCGTCATGAAGTGAAAGCACCGTACAACAAAGACAACCCAAACGGTGGTTCATTACTTCATAAGATCACCAGAGACAAAATTTCCGATGACGATGTGATGAAAAGTATCGTCAAGAAGAATAATCCAACAACTGTTGAACATGCGATGGAGAATGTCACTCCTGAAGGTAGGGATATGATTCAAAGGCAGTTCTTACAAGATACTATTGACGATGCTTATGGTTATCACGGCGTTTCTAACAGTGAATTCTTCAGTCCACAAAAATTCTCATCAGGAATTTTGAATAATGACAAGAAGGGGCAATCAGTATTAGATCGACTGTTTGGTAATTATCATCAAAGACCTGATAGCGGCGGATTAAATCTCAGTCCAATGTTTACTGGTAATTTGAATGGTAGGGCTCAAGAACTCCGTGACGTTGCCGAATTAGCGAGATCAACCGCAAGATCGGGGCAATACTTGGAGAATCCTCCAACTGGTGTTCGATTACAAAACCATATTAGTGGTGTAAGTGGACTTGGTCTTGGTGGTGCTATCGGTACTGCTGTTGGTGGGCCTGTTGGTACTGCCGTGGGTGCTGGTCTCGGTTTCCTAACTCAGCATCAAATAGCCAAGATCATGAGCAATCCTGATACTTTCAAGATGTTAGGGAGAGTCGCAAAGATGGTCCCAGGACCGGAGAGGGATGAACTCATCAAGCAAATGATGTTCAGTGCTGGATTAGCTACAACAAGGGAATGGAATGAAAACCAGAAGGAGGGTAAGTAATGACGATTGTAATTCTATTCATTGCCGCTTGCGCTGGGGCTTTGACCCATTGGGCGAAACGCTACTACAAGCGGACAGACAGTGTTGAGCCTGGTGCGCTATTTTTTCGTTGAGAATAAAGTAGCCACCGTTAAGGCTTTAGCAGGGATTGTGGGTGCTGTAGGGGCGATGGCTGTAGGGGAACTTTCCCTATCAACCCAACTCGTTGCTACGGCCTTTACAGCCGGTTATACAGCCGACTCAATGTTCAACTCAGAGTAGTTAAAAAGACAAATGCCCCAGGTGATGAACCTTGGGGCATTTTTATTGACAGATAAGCATTGCACTTATCAATTAGATGGCTTTATTCAAGAACTTTTGAACAACCTTTACCATGTAGAATTCTAGCAACTCCAAAATCGGATACGCTGAAAATCCACTCATCATGAGAATTGAATCTCTGTATTCATAAGTGTGTGGAATGAAATTCCCCACCACATTGCCTAAGAAAAAGGCTAAGACTGCTGAAATCAGGAATGATCCTAATTTGAATTTGGTTCCGTTCTTATCGATTGCCCAAAGATAATGAGCAACACCGCCAATTGCGCCGTAAGGTGCCTGCTGTTGCTACTTCTTTAATATGGTTCATATCCACTGTTGCCCCCGTAAAAAATTATTATAGTTTTATTTATTTAAGGGGTGGGAGATTTACCCTTCTGCGGCTTAATGTAAGGCTCACAGAGCGATTTTAAAGCGAGAGATGGGAAAGGTTAGAGCCGTCCATGGCACCGGGGCTTAAATCGGCTTACATTCTGTCGAGATATTGCTTTGACCTGATAACGTTAAGCTGGTTATTCAGATTTCGAAGTTGGTTTAACTGCTCGTATTCTTGCAGTTGTTGCATTTGTTGATTGTGTTGTTGTCTGATAGCTTCTTGACGGTACATATATTCAGCATCATCCCTCTGAAAGCCAGTGCAAGGAATTCTGTCACCATAATAGTTGTAACACGGATCAGCCTTGGCGTTTGTCGATAACAAAGCAAAGAACCCAATAAGTAATCCAGCCAGCAGAATAAGTAGTTTTATTTTCTTTGACATTTGAAGTATCTCCTTAGTATAAACGTCGCTTATATTATACTTCTATAAGTTATTTACTTCTATAGAGAATTAGTATTCGAACGGGACCATCATTACTTCGTTCACCAAATAAAACCGCCACAAACCTTCAGGGCAATCTGTATATTCAATATCCCGATCCCACAACACTCGATTATTTCCATCATCAGCCGTTATCACGGCTTGCCCTTCCTTTACCTTCATGCTGATAACAATGAAATCCTCTTTCTCTCGCAGTTGGAAAATCTCGGTTCCAACGATATCCAAGAACCAATACGCACCGGCTTGATCAGCGAAATGTTTGACGCCATCGGTGTACATGAACTTCAACCAGTGTCTGTAGTAGGTTTGGGTTCCGGTGAACTGCCGCAGGTCGTCAGGGGTAAAGGTTTTGGTTGTCATTAGTCTTGCTCCAAGTGTTACATGATAACGTTGCAGCAAGCGCGGCTGTTTCATTCACCGAAAGTCCATGTAATCTCACCATCCATGACAGCCGGGGTTCATCGCTCCTGCCGTCCCAATCATCAGTGGCACGATGCTTGCTTAGACAAGATCATAGCCGTGAATTGTGGGTGAGGAAAGTGGGACGTAGCGCTAGAACTGCTACGTTTTGACCGTAGCTGAATCGTAGCTACGGAGTCAGAAATCAAGCACTTACACGGGCAGCGTAAGGTTTATTTCACAAGATCAAAAGTTACCGTATAATATAAAGATGGTTCGGCGCTGTGGGACGTAAGCCCTTGGAATATCGGGTCTTCAGAGTCCTGCCAAGCGCGCCATCTATTTGTAGTTTTCCGACGGTGGCCGTAGCTCAGTTGGTAGAGCCCCGGATTGTGATTCCGGTTGTCGTGGGTTCGAGCCCCATCGGTCACCCCACTTCTAGCTCGTAGAGCATTCCATAATCGGGCCATTAGCTCAGCTGGTAGAGCAGCGGACTCTTAATCCGTTTGTCGTAGGTTCGATCCCTACATGGCCCACCAATGAATTCAAAGGCTTGCATTATCGCAAGCCTTTTTATTTTCTGATTTCCGAAAAAATTTCCGAAAAAAAGTACTAAGAAATCACTTTTCTTCCGCGTTTTGGGAAAGGGATTCGAGCGCAAATTGCACGGGGTAGGGCGCATGAGCGCCGAGCTCGCTGACCGGTCGGCTAGATAGATTCGTCAAGACATTTTAGGAAAAACATTCCTATTCCTTGCTCGGCTTGACCAGTGGCGGCAAACGGTCGTAGACGTTCAGCATTCGCGGGTCTCTATGGCCGCTCGCGGCGAGTTTGTCGGCGCGCTCGGTGTCGGTAATGCCTTTGGCTTTCAGATCGTGGCAAGTGAAGCGCTGTTCAAGGCCGGATTCGAGCGCCTCTTTGATGAGACGCTGCCAAGCCGTTTGGACGGTGCTTTCGCGCAGGCGCCCGCCATCGCGCGACGGGATCAAGTGGTGTTTGTCATCGTGGAGTTGGGCGATCTTGCGGGGCAAAGCGAGCGCTTGATCGACGGCGGCGCGAAGCCTCGGCGTCCATGTGGTGATGTTGCCGCGGCTGTTTTTGCGGCGGACGATCAAGAGACCGTTCGGCTTGATATTGGCCTTGGTGAGGTCGAGGACCTCGGCCAGTCTGAGCCGGCAAAGATAGGCGAGTTCCATGATCGGCTGCAAATAGCGGTAACGCTTGCCGGCGAGCTGGTAGACGAGCAGATAGTCATCATCGAGGACGTACACTTCCCGCGGCTTTTCGACGTTGCGGCTGACGCCTTTGCAGGGGTTAAGCTTGACCATGTCGCGCTCATACGCCCAGCTGAACACGGCCGACATGAATGCGAGCTCCCGGTTTGCGGTGACTTTGGCCGGCCGACTGTCCATGAATTTTCGGATGACGCCGGGGGTGAGGCGATCGATCTCGACCTCGCCGAACAGGCTGCCGTTCCGGAGCTTCGCGCCGAGGATGCGCTTGGCATAGCTTTCGTAGTCCTTGCGTGTACGAACCGCTTTTGATCGGAACAGGTCTGACTTGAAATATTCCGCGAAGAGCCAGCTTAAGGACCGCTTGACATCATGCTCGGCGATTGCTGCCTCGTAGGCCTGCCAGACTTTTGAAATTGGGGAGTCACCGGGACACAGCAGGATCTCCCCTCGTATCTTGCCGTCGCGATAGGGCCTATAGACGTAGCGGCCCTTGGCAAGGTAGACGTATTTCGGCAGCGGGGAGTCGGTTTTGCGTTTACGGCCCATCGGGTCTAATCCTTGAAAGGGTGGGTTAGCGCCTTTATCAATCATTCAAACTCAATTTCGCCTGCTTCGCCAACTTCCGGCGCCGGCGCTGGCTTACCGATCAGTCGGAAATTGATCGCGTCGGCCGTCGTGCAAATCCGATTGCCCTTGCCGTAAAGGTAAGGGATGTTTTGGCGGCGCAGGTAGTTTTCCAAATCCGTGCGGCGCTGAAATCCTAGCCAGTCTTTTAGCTGGGATTCTTTGATGAGCGGGCTTGTCGTGTCTTGGTTCACTGGATCAACACCAAAAGATCAGGGCCAAAGCACCGAATCAACAGCCTCGAATAGATCGACTTGTGCCTCATTGATGCGCGGTTTTTTGGGTTTTGAGGCGGTCTTTTTGGGCGGTTTCGTGGGCGCTTCGCCCGCGGCCGTCGTTTCGATCTCGGGACCGAGCCCGGCCTCGCCCGCTTCGGCGCGCACGGCCGCGCGGCGCTCCGCGTAAGTCTTGGGCGGGGGCGGGCCAAAGGGCGCCGCCTCGATGCCAGGGCGCACCCAACGGCGCATAATGTCGACGTCTTCTTTGTAGAGCTCCCAAGCATCTTGGAGCCTGGCGCGGGTATAGCAGATCACCCGCCAGGCGGTCTCAAGCTCTTTTTCGTCGTAGCGATGCGGCTCGCCGCATTCGGGAGCAGTTTCGGCAAACTGGAAATAAGGATCGGCGACAAAGTCCTCGCGGCCGAGCGCGACGTTTCCGACGAATTCGCGCCGGCGACTGCCTTCCGCGCCGGCGTACCACAAAACCCCGCGTTGCTCGGCATAAAACAAAAAGCCATCGTCGGATAGATCGAAATCGAACTCGGTGACTTTGAGCAGGAGCTCGCCGTCCATAAGCAGGGTTTTAGGGTGCGGGCGGCGGTATCCGGTTTGTTCTTGTATGGTTCGAACCATGGCTAAGGGTAGGGGTTAGAGGCGCATCGGACTGACGACTAATTGGGTCGCGTCATCGTCCGGGGTGGTAATCAAGGCTTGACCTATTTCGGTTAGTCCGAGATCGGCTTTTTGATGGGCAATCGTATTCAAGGCGGCATCAAGATAGGCCGCGTTGTAACCATAGGCGCGTGGCTCGCCCGAATACCCGAGATCGAGGGTTTCTTCGGATGTTTCATGACTTTCGTTTGTGGCGCGCAAGGTCAGGGCGCCCTCTTGGAGCTCGAACGCAATCCCGCGGTGGGCGTTTGCCAAAAGGCTGACCCGGCGCAGGGCCGCGAGAACGACTTCGCGATCGATCTCGATCGATAGGGTCGGTTTAGGAATCACCCGCCGCCAATCGGGAAAGCGGCCCTCGATCACGCGCGTCGTGTAGACGAGCGAGGGCAATTTGACGCCGACGGTGCGTTCGGCCAGAGAGATTGTCACCTCGCCCTGATCGGGGAGTAGGCGCGCGAGCTCTAACACCGCGTCGCGCGGAATGATCGGGGCTCGATCGTCGGTCAGGGTCGACGAGACCGACAGACGGCAGGCGTGGAGCCGATGCCCGTCGGTGCCGATCAAATGGGCGATGTCGCCGCGGACCTCCAGGCACGCGCCGTTGAAATAATAGCGGACATCTTTGACACCCATCGCCGGCGCGACCCGCGCGATTGCTTTCCCGAGCTGGCCGGCGTCGATAGTGACGTCGCCGAGGTGATCGCTATCCGCCCGCATGACCGGGAACTCGGCGGGGTCTAACAGGTTAACCTTGGCTTTCGATCGGCCGTGTTTGATCAAGAGGGTCTGATCGGTGACGTCGAGCTCGATCTCGGCGCCGTCGGGGACAAGCTTCAAAATGTCGACGACTTTCCGAGCGGGAACGCAGAGCTCCAGGGGCGCGCCCTCGATCATACCGGGGGCGGTCGCTTCGATTTGTTGCTCGCTGTCGGTTCCGATCGCGACGACGCCATCGTGCGAAAGCCGAACGAGCGCGTGCGACAAAATGGGGATGGTGCCTTTTTTGTCGACCGCGCCAAGGACCGACTGCAAGGGGGTTAAAAGCTGGGGTTTTGTTAATCGCATAAGCCATCAAACCTTTAAATCAGTCGGGGCCGCCCGCCGGCGGATCTCGCGCCCTTTCGAGGCGGTTTTCCACAGAAATCTCATACAAAAAGCCTCAGTTGACCGGCCGCTTCGAGCTCTTCGGCCGGGATTAGCGTTTCGATCGAGGGTGCCTCGCAACACCGAAGCGCTGCGGACTCGGTCAGATACTCGCCACCGCAGGAACAGCAATAGACCGGCATCACTCCAGACGGGCAGCAGGCCGCCGCCAGGGATTCGGAAATGTGGAGCTTGAGACACTGGGCGCACGCCCATTTTTGAAAGACGTGCGGACTAGCCATCGGCGACCCCGCGCTTTATCAACGCTTCAAGGGCCGTGATCCGTAGGTCTTGGTGCTCGATTAGGCCGTGAAGATTTGCGATCACGTCGTCGAGCTGATGCTCGGTGCCAGTGTGGCCGCGCCCGTTGCAGGTGGGGCAGATGATTTCCAGATCCGGTAATTGGGTCATGCCGTGGACGGAGGCAAACCACTCTTTCGAGTGTTTGGCGACCGGCGGCTTGTTTTCCGTCTCTTGATTGCCGCGCAAGCGCCAGAATTCTTCCCATAGTGGGTGCTGGACGTAGCATTCGCCGTTGCATGCCGGCATGGCGCCCGGTTTAGGGTTACGGTAACGCTGCTCACGGGGTCACCTGCTGAGAATCAGCGGGCACAGCGGTGCCTGGGTGGTGCGAGGCTTTGTCTGCGGAATGCGTTCGGCCATGGGGCGCGGCTTTTTGCGTGATCCGATACAGGCCTTTAGTAGTTCGTTGTCTTTGCGCATGGGGGTCTTCCTGTTGTTGGTTTCGTTAGCTGGCTTGATGTCGGAGTAACCAGCCGGGGCGATAGACGAGGCCTTCGATGTCTTTTGGTTTTGGGCGGCGCACGGATATGACTCCGATGTTATTTGTTTCGGTTGTACAGTTCGCCGCACTCGCGGTGGAGCGCCAACAGCTCGCCGACGGTTAATCCCTCGATCGGCCGACCGGAATTGGAAATGCGCAAGCTCAGGATGTGGGTATAGTGGCAGTTGCAGTGCGCGATCCCGCCGATTTCGGCGGCGATTTTGATCAGTTCGATTTCGAGGTCGGTTGGCATGTGGTTTCTCCTGCCCGGTTCCGGTGGGTTACGCTTCGCTAACCCACCCTACGAATTTGGGGTTTAAAAGGGGCCATCAGTGGCGAGTTTCGAGGCGTTGGTGGCTATGATGGCGTTCTTGGGGATTTCGCCCGTACCGGTCCATTCGTCGATGACGTCCATGGTCGGGTAGCGTTCCTTGAGGTCTTGAATAAACTTCTGTTTGCCGCTGCCTTGCGGGCCGGTCACGATGATGCTGATGTCTTTGTTCATAAGGAGTTTTCTATGTCGCCAATTGATTCCCAGCGAGACAAGCTTTTGTTCCATTCGAAACAAGCTGTTCGGGAGTTCTTTCTCTATGCCATCCATTCAATTGATGACACATTCGGCCAAGGCTATGCCGAGCAACACCCGGAGTTAGTCGGTGCGCTGGTAAAGGCCATGGCCATCGAGTCCGCCGGCGTTAACATCGGCGGCGATATTGCCGAGCAGCTCGAGCGGCTTAGCCTCGAAGTAAAGTCCTTCGGGTCCGCAAAATCCGGGTTTTGATTCTCTGCCCGTACAGCCGCGCCGCGACCGTTCGCACTCGAAAAGCGAGCCGGTGACGGGTTCGCGCGGCGCATTCGAGTGCGAGCACAGCCAGAAGGTCGACCCGCATACTTGGCCGGATATGGCATGTCGGCAGTCTTTACAAAACGGCGTCTTCACTTCGATCAGGTTGAGTTCGTTGTCTTTGCGCATGGGGGGCTTCCTCTTGTTGGTTTCGTTAGCCGGCTTGATATCTGAGTAGCCAACCGGGGCGATAGACTTAGTCTTCGCAATGTAAGCGAGCTTACTCACAATTTTTTATATGTCAAGCGAGCTTACCCAATTGCGCGATAAGAGCCCCATCGAAATCCATTATTGTGTAGTAACAAAAAGATTGCTCTCTGATTTTGTTGTTACTACAATAAAAATATGAAAATTGAATTCGACCCCGCCAAAGATGTTCTAAACCGCGAAAAGCACGGTATTTCCCTGGCAGCTGCGGCGGAGGTCGAATGGGATACGGTGTATGCGATTGTTGATGATCGCAACGACTACAGCGAGACACGCATGATCGGTCTCGGTTACATCGGTCTAAGGCTGTATTGCGTGGTATTTGTGGATCGCGACGACACGCGCCGCATTATCAGCCTGCGGAAGGCTAATAGAAGAGAGGTGAAACGCTATGCCGAAGCTTAAACCCGGCACTATTGTGCCGACGCCGGAAGAGGATGCGGCCATTACGGCCGCGGCAATATCGGACCCGGATAATCCGCCCCTGACAGATACCGAACTGTCGAAACTAAAACGGATGCGCGGTCAGCGCGGAAAGCAGAAAGCGCCGACGAAAGTCCCGACCACGATCCGATTTGATGCGGATGTGCTGGCGGATTTGAAGGCGACCGGGCCAGGCTGGCAGACGCGGGTTAGTGCGATAGTCCGGGAGTGGCTAGATGCCCATCGGGAACGCTAGGTGTCGGGACTGCAATCAGCGCGATTTCAGGACCGAATTGTTTGCGACTGGCGGGGTTCAAATTATTAGGCCCGTCTGCGGCATTCCATTATGTCATTGGAACCTGTCAACCGGCCGGTGTGTGCCCTGAACGGACCCCCGAATGGGCAGAGTGAACTTCCGCTGCTCGGCCTCAACGGCCATTCGCCTTGCTCGAAACCGGCCATTCATCAATGACCGCTTTCTTCAAAAGCGAAGGTTCGTCAGGTTTCGACAGCAGTCGGCATAGCAATCATCTGCGCCACGATGTTGTAGAGGTCAACTGTAGCCTCGGGTGCCTTGATCGTGACCACGAGGGCATAACGAGTCTGGTTGTTGTAGCGTTCTAGCTTTTTGGCGGTTTTCCACCAGCCAAGCGCCGGATAAATGGCAAGGATGCTCCGCTCAGCTAGCGCTGCGGCCGTTCCCGTCCAAGTGTCGGAATGTAACGAGCCGAGATGGCGGCGATCAGGTCCCAAGCGCCATTTGGGATCGCTGCCTCCGCCCTGGTAACTGCCTTCTTCCTCATTGCGGGCACGCAGGTTGATGCGCATCCGGAAATCTTGTTCCGTCTCTTCAGGACGTTTGACTTCGAAGCGCAAGCCGTGAGATTCGTAACGGTAGCGACCTTTGACGCCCCGTTCGACCACCCCAGGATTCGGTTCGATAAAGTAGGAAAGTGTGACCCGCATTTCCACTTCAATTTCACCTAACTCTTGCAACGCTTCCTTTGGCCAGGGTAGGTGGTGCAGATGCATATCGCGGGCGGTGGGCTCCTTGGAGCCCTCGCGCTGAAAGGGCTGCAGCGAGTCTTGGACGATCAAAGTCAGCGAGTTGGACAGACTCCACAGTGCATTCTCGAGATTGGGAACGCCATAGCCGACATAGCGAATCAGTTTCGCGTAATCCTCCTTGCGTTTACGTGCGTCGAGAAAGTCTGCCTCCATCTGCGCCGTCCATTCTGCCGAATGGACGATGAGTGCCCGCACGGTTTCCGGCCATAAGTTCGGGTATTGCGCCATGATTTGTGCCACCATGCGGGCGCAAAGCGCTGAGGCCGCGCTGGTGGCATTTGAGGTGGTCAGCTGTCACCGCCGATGTAAAAATGACCCCTGACGTCGAGAGAAATTTGACCCCTAGGGGGAAAATGGCGGCTTTTTTGAGCCGCGAAATGTTGACTCAGGAGCAGTCAGTGGAGATCAAAATATTGGCTCGACAGGGCCATGGCATTAAAGCGATCGCGCGGGAGCTTGGGGTCTCACGCAACACGGTACGCAAGTACCTCCGCAGCGAAGTCCCCGTGCCCCGGTACCGGCCGCGGGCGCCCCGCCTCTG